ATACAGAATATCCAATCAATTAAACAAAAAAAAATATTATGAACAAAATAGAAACAGCAATTGAACGCACAAAAATGGAACTCAGGAGGTTAAGAACTAATAAAATGTTATTTGAGTCACAAATAGAAACAGTAGAAAACTTATTAGATATACTTGAAACCATTGATAGAAATCAGTCAATACCTCATCAAGAAGAGATTCCTAACGAAACACCACTTCCAATGATACATGAATAACGCTATGGGTGCATTATTGGTATTAGTGATATTCTTTTCTTCAATGACTATATCGTATTGGTTAAAAGAGATAGTTGTAGCTTTGAGAGAAATAAAATCTAAATAAGTTTGGTAGTTTCAGACATTTGTTATACATTTGCTCATTAAGATAATATCATAATGAGAAAGAAAGGTAATCCTGGTGTATACATAATCCAGAATAAAATAAACAATAAAGTTTATATAGGTGCTTCTAAAGACACTTACAATAGACTCTGTGATCATAAAGTGATGCTCAGAGGAAACAACCATCACAATATTCATTTACAGAGTGCTTTCAATAAATATGGAGAAGAAAACTTCATATTTGATACACTAGAAGATTGCGATGAACAGTTTATTTATTCTCAAGAAAACTATTGGTGTAAGATGTTAAATACTCATGATAGAAATTATGGTTATAACATTGATCCAACAGCTCCTAATGGAAAATGTGCAGTGTCTGATGAAACAAGAACTAAAATGAGCATTGGTGCTCACAAAAGACCTGTTAGAGTGCATACAATATATGGTGATTTTTATAAAGATTTCTCAGATTTGTATAAATGTGCACAGGAATTTGAAATAGTTGCTCCAAACGTACATAGAAAAATGAACAATATTAATCCAAAAAAGACATTGATAGATTCAAAATCTAGCATGTACTTGTTTTCAGACATTGATGTATCTTTAAGTGATGTAAAAGCTTATTGGGACGATGTGTTTCTTAATATAAGTGAATGTGAAGGACCTTACAAGATTTACACATGCTTTGGAACATTTGTTGGAACAGCAACATCTAGAGATATTGTCAATATTATAAATGTTAACCAAGGAGCTATATCAACAGCAGTAAAACGAGGAACCTATTTGAAAACATTAAAGATTGTTAAATGAAACTACCAGTAATAATTACAGACATAGAGACTATGAAAGAATATTTTCTCTGTGTCTGTTATGATCCACAGAAAGAAGAATGGCATAATTTTGAGGTGAGTAAATGGAAAAACACTCTTGATAAAATGGTTCTGTACTTTGAGGAAAAGAAAGATCATTATTTTGTCACTTATAATGGACTCAGGTTTGATAGTCAGGTTATAGAATTTGTTTTACGAACATCTGACCAATGGCATGAGTTGTCTGGGTTAGAAATATGTAGCATTATAGCTCAATTAGCAAGTGATACAATACATGACTCAAATTATGGTGTATTACCTAAATACAGAGAAAACCAGCTTAGCTTTAAAATAATAGACCTTTTTGAAATCCATCACTTTTCAAATAAGAACAGGATGGTGAGCTTGAAGAGGCTAGAGTTTGAGATGGATCTTGAGAATATAGAAGAAATGCCCATACATCACAGTAAAACTGATATGACTACTGTAGAACTGTTACAAACAGAAGAATATTGTGTAAATGATGTACAAGCCACCTATCAGTTCTATTTAGTTACCATTGGTCAATGTAATCATCCACTCTATAGAGGGAATAATCAAATTGAACTACGACAGGATATAGAAGAAGAGTTTGGTATTCCATGTCTTAACTATTCAGATAGTAAGATTGGTGATGAGATGATTAAGAAGTTCTATTGTCAAGAGAAAGGAATAAATTACAATGAACTACCAAAGAAAGGATTCTTTAGGGCTAATGTGAATGTTAATAAGTGTATAGCTGATTATGTAACATTTCAAACACCAGAGCTCCAAACATTCCTAAAGAAGATGAAAAAGACAGTTCTTGGTATGCAGGATGATTTCAAAGAAGAAATACATTTCTATGGGAATGTATATTCTTTTATGAAAGGTGGTATTCATACAGAGAATAAGCCTGAAGTGTTTGAAGCTGATGATGAATATGAGATTATTGATTGGGATGTAAGCTCTTATTATCCAGCCATCATTATTAATAATGGGCGTTATCCTGCACATTTAGGTAAAGAGTTTCTACGTGGATACAAACAAATGTTTGATAAACGATTGGAACTCAAGCCTTTAGCTAAAAAGGATAAGCGTATTAAAGGCATTGTTGGTGCTCTAAAGCTTGCTGTAAACTCTGTTTATGGTAAGTCTAGTGACATGCAGAACTGGATATATGACAGGCAACTAACTATGTTTACCACTATTACAGGTGAATTAAGTCTAATGATGCTGATTGAAGCATATGAAGTTCGAGGCATTCATGTTATATCTGCTAACACTGATGGTGTTACAATCAGAATCAAGAAAGAAAACCTTGAGCTGATGAACGCTATCAATCAATGGTGGATGGACATAACTAGCTATGAACTAGAGCGCACTGACTATCAAAAGATCATCTTTTCAACCGTTAATGATTACATAGCAATTAAAACCGATGGAGAAATTAAGAAGAAAGGAGATTTCCTTACAGATTTTGAACTTCATAAAAATAAGTCTGCTCGCATTGTTCCTATTGCTCTTGAGGCTTATTATGTACATAATGTTCCTATTAGTGATAGTGTTTGCAACCATAGTAATATTTTTGATTTTTGTTTACGACAAAAGTCTAGCAAAGATTTTCACTACGAAGGTTGGAACAGAGCAAAAGGAGAAAAAACTGTCTACAATAAGCTCATCAGATACTATGTAAGCAATACAGGAGAGAAACTTCTCAAGGTGAAGAATCCTGAATGTCAATCTAATGCTCCTGATGTAAGTCAAGTGGAAGCTGGTGAATGGGTGTGCACAGTGTGTAACCATCTATCAAAGGACACAGATGTATCTACAGCAGGTATTAGCTATCAATATTACATTGATAAGGCTGAAAGGATTGTACATAAGATAGCAACAAATGGTAAGAAGCGTAAGGTTGTTGTTGATCCAAATCAGCTCAGTTTGTTCTAATGTCCGTTATTATGGACATTTCGTTCGTTTTTGTGCGTTATAACACACATTATATGTACGAATAATGTGTAAATAATCACGTTATTCGTACTTATTATGTGATTTTGCGTGTTATTATATTGTTTGTATATTTGCTGTAAATATGTTTTATGGCTAAAATAACACGTGAAAACTTAGGCGATCATTTAATAGAGTTTCAATTAAAGATGGTGGGTAAAACTGTAGAAGATGCTCTTAAAGATCAATGGTGGTTTAGTAACATCACTATGACTAAAGAACAACATACAGAGTTTATGGTTTATGCATTTCCATTAGTTAAGAGGATTCTTAGATGTAATAAGGAAAAAGCATGGCGTACACTTGATTGGTTTAATCTACAATTTGGTCTTAGGATTGAGCCTACGTTTTATGAATACCAAGAAATCAGGAAAAAGGTAGAAGAAGAACTTAAAAACATGAAGAATGACACAACAAGAGTTGATACAGAAGTATCCAAGGATATTTAAACCATATGAGGGCAATCCTTATGGTGTAAATTGGGAAGTTCCTGATGCATGGATTCAATTAATTGATGACCTGTGTGGAGCTATTCAGTCTCGTGTTGATCATTGGAAAATGTGGGACAAAGATGGTGAGCATAGATGTCCTCAAGTGACGTGTACACAAGTTAAAGAGAAGTTTGGTAGTCTTAGGTTCTATTATTCAGGAGGTGATGCACAAGTTGATGGTATGGTTAGTCTTGCTACATACATGAGTTACACTATATGTATTGACTGTGGATCTAGAGAACATCTTGGTAGAACTGGAGGATGGATTACCACTAAATGTAAATCATGTGCTGAAAAAAATGAAGACATATGGGTTTCATTCGAAGAATCAAAAGAATAGGTAAGAAGATACGTAATATAATCAAATGGATCCCAATTCTCTGGCATGACGAGGATTGGGATTTTTATTATATATACAATATTCTTCAGAAGAAATTAGAGTTTGTTGAAAAAGATATGCTCAACAGCAATCTTGAGAACAGTGAGCTCTATGTAAATAAGATTAAGACAGCTATTAGGCTTATTGAGATAGTCAAGGAAGAGAAATACCTTGATGAAGTTCTCATAGAAGATAGCTTGTATGATTGGAACAAGGTTATAGAAAAGCACAAAAAAGCAAAGAAAGTATTATTTAACTATCTCAACCACAACATTGAAAGTTGGTGGAGCTAAAAACAATTTTATGGGAGCAAGTTGGTTTGCAACGCAATCAAGAGGTAAAAGTGTTAAACATGCGTATGACAGAGCTGTAGCAGAGGCTGAGTATGAGCATGGTCATCAAGAAGGTTATAGCGGAGAGATTAACTCTTCTGCAGGCTATAGAGATGTAACAAAAGAGTATAAAGCTAGTGGTAAGACTATTCGTGATTTTATGGATCAACAGATGAATAATCTTACCAAGCATCAGGGAGCTCAGGCTATTTGTATTCAAGAACCAAAGAGTAATGACAACAAGATTAAGACTCAAGTGGAGCATGTTGTTACGCCTGGCACAAAGAAATGGGTTCTTACATACATTGTCTATTGTGGTGAGTCTAGAATAGCTAGTTCCTTGACAAAAGGAGATGCTGTTAAACGTGCTCGTGATTATTCTGAGAAGCATCAATGCACCACTACAATCAAGATGGAAAGAAGGCTTGAGAAAGATGCACATGCTCTTGTTGCTAAGGTGACATATAAGAAATCATCCAATGAAAGAGATGGTGAATGGGTATTCTTTGGTTGGGCTTCATATTAAAAACAAAATTATGGAAAAACAATTATTTGTAATAGATGGTTATCGCATTTGGGCTTTCACATATGATGAAGCTTATGAAAGTTATTTGAGAATTCTTAAATTTTAATTTATGATTCAAGAAGATTTGGAAAGGGACTATCTCAAGGATGTTATATATTTGCAAGAGAGGGTGTTAGAGCTAGAAGCCGTGATTATGGAAGAAATCAATAGGAATGAAGCAATAATTAAAGTGTTAAAAGATGAATCTAAAGGTGACATTCAAGAAATACGAGACATTAGTCCAGCGAGGATTTACGTTGGATATGATTTACCTTTTGAAGATGATTCAACAGGAGTTCGATGTAAAGAGTTTGTGCGAAGGGACTCCCAAGATATGTCTACTCTGTCAAACAATCCTCAGGAAACAATTAATAACTGAGGAATATAAGCTCACAATAGAAGGCAAGGAACTACTTGCCTTCTTTGACACTTCTTCTAGAGAAACAATTGTAAGGGTGAAACAAGATGGTGATTTGTTTGAACAGTGGTGGAAAGTCTATCCAGGCACAGACACATTCACACATAAAGGAGAAAGCTTTACAGGCACTAGAGGACTAAGAGTTAACAAAGAGGAATGTAAGATTAAGTTTGACAAGATTCTTGGAGAAGGAGAATATACAGCAGATGATATGTTAGCAGCATTGCAATTTGATGTTACACAGAAGAAAGAGAATTCTGTGAAAGCAAAAGCAAATAAGCTAACATACATGCAAAACTCTCTGAGCTATTTGAATCAAAGAGCATTTGAGCCATTCATAGAGCTGATTAAAGAAGGAACCAAGATAGAAGAAGCTCCTGAACAAATTAAAGGATTTGACATATGAGACAAGATGAAAAAGCAATATTCAAATTTAATAGTGGACATGGTGCTTTATTATGCTCCAAATGTAGAGTGATCATCAAGACTGGCAAAGACTTCACTGAAGAAGAAATAATGGCTATTAAAGGGAAGATTGACATGCCTCCCCAATATTGTAATAAATGTAAAAATAAACTATGTCAGGAGGAAGATTTAACTACGACCAGTACAAAATAGGCTACATAGCTGATGATATTGAACATGAGATAGAGAAGAATGGTAAGCCTAAGACTAGGCAAGAACTCAAGGATGAGCATTGGCATGGAGATGATTGGTATAAGAAGTATCCTGAAGACCTATGCCACTACAAATATCCCGATGAGGTTATCGAAAGGTTTAAGTTAGCTGTTAAGTATATAAGGATAGCTGAGGTGTATGCTCACAGGATAGACTGGCTACTGTCAGGAGATGATGGTGAGGAATCGTTCCTTGAAAGATTGGATAAAGATTTAAAAAAAATGCGTATAAGTGCGCACCTAACCGACACGATGATTAAAGAACTTTACAAAAACAAATAATATGTCACAAAATTCAGGATGGGAATGCCCTAAATGCAGAAGGGTGTATTCTCCATACAC